AAAGGCAAGGTTTATATCAAATAGTATGATACCTCCAATGCCTTATAAGACAATAGATACTCTTAAGGTTGCCAGGAAAGAGTTTGCATTCAGTTCTAATAAACAAGATTACATTACTAAGTTCCTAGGATTAGAAGAGAAACTTGATACAGAGTTTCAATTATGGATAGATTGTATGAATGGAGATAGTGCAGCTTTAAAAAGAATGGAAAAATATAATCGTAATGATGTTATAGGCTTAGAAGAGATGTATCTTAAACTTAGACCATATATGAGAAGTCATCCTAACATAGCAGTTATGATGGATGAAAATGTATGTTCAGTTTGTGGTGGTGACTCCTTAACCGATACTGGTAAATATTACCATACTGGTGCTAGTAAATATGATTTATTTTACTGCGAAGGATGTATGTCTCCACACATTAGAGGTAAAAGAAATACTCTGGACAAGAATATAGCTGTAAGGGCTACCTCTTGACTTTAAGCGTAAAATCGGTTATATTGTATAGTAGATGATTACTCGTAAAATAAATAAGATTGATCATCCTATCTATAAAGACATAGAAGAGTTTCAGAGGTACAACCCACTTATTGATGTTGTTGATAATTGGAGGGATGGTACCGAAGGTAACTGGGTAGTTTCAGACGACGGTCAAGTGTGCAAGGTTCTGAAGCGAGGGAAGTTAAAGGCATCTGGGTCTGATAAAGTCATTAGACATTATATCAGAGTACCTCTTGGAACCTTCGTATGTTTAGATAAAACAAAGATGGAGGGCGATCCTAGGAAAAATCTTTATTCATTTGGCTTGGCTGACACTAATGCTTATAAGCATAAAATTGAGAAAAAAGAAACCACACAAAGAGAGTTTTTGTTTGCTCAATTTGTTGCAAAGGGTACTGATATGGTGGACGCTTTTTTGCAGGCATACCCAACTGACAACAGAAAGTATGCCGAAGGTCAAGCCAAAATTTTATTAAAAGCTAAAAGGATACAGAAATTGATTAGAGAAGAAATAGATAAAGTTCTTTCAGATGCAGATATTACACCTTTGTATCTATTAGAACAAATGAAGTCAATAGTTGATGGAGGCGAATCAAACGATAGGGACAAGATTCAAGCTATTAAGACATTAATGCAAATAACTGGAATGATGGATACTGAAAAGAGAACAGAGTCAGTAGCTGTATTTCAAGGTTTTACAAAGGAACAATTAGATGCCATCGGTTCAGGAGAAGTCAAGCAGCTTGCAAGCGCTGAAAGAGAAGTTGACGTCAAGTAGCTGCAAGCTCTGCAACAATAAACTATATCCAAAAGCTTTTATCATACACGACTTAGAAGAGAAAGAGCTTTATGTAGAATGCTTTACTTGTTTTACTATTTATACAGATGACTTAGAAATAAAGTATGTTGGACTTCCAGAAGTCCATGGAGTAAGTTAATTTATTTTGATAATATTAATCATAGAGGGAAATTATGAATAAGAAAGTTGTTTTTGAATTTGAATTAGAAGTCCATAAAGATTTAGATGAAGAAGAGTTAAGTAGTTATATATCTACTCACTTAATCAATCAAGAGTCTTTTAAGGATTTAACAGAATGGGTAATTGGAAAAAAAGATTATCCAAATCACTTTGGTGCAAATCTTACAAAGTTTAATTTAAAAAAGAAAAAAGCAAGCCCTAAAAAGAAAAAGTGAAGCTAGCTGTATATGGAACACTTAGGACTGGCTCTGAAAATACTGGAGTAGTTGAAAAGTCTTCCTTGGTATATCCAGGGCACGAAAGTTTTCCAGCTATTATACAGAACGAAAAGGGTTCTGGAACAGTAGTTGAGATTCACGATGTATCTGAGGATGACCTAGCAAGGTATGATCTATACGAAGGAATCAGTTCTGGGCTTTATAGAAGAGTTAAAGTTAAAGTATCAATGGATGATGATTCAGAAGAAGAGGCTTGGCTTTATGTAGCTGGGGATGAAATGTTGCAAAGAAGTAAAATGTTTAGAATAATTGAAAGTGGAGACTGGTACAATAGATAATTTTAATATAAATTCAAGTAATCTTTCAGAAAAAGAAAGAGTATTAAATATAGTATCAAAAGACTTAGTAGCTTTTGGTCAGCTATTTTTACCAGACGACTTTATGAAATCATCTCCAGCTCCATTTCATTATGAAGTTGGAAGTAAATTACTAGATAGAAGTCTTAGGAAGCTGTGTGTTGTTTTACCTAGAGGTCATTCTAAGTCTACAATGGCTAAGGCTGCTTTACTGCATAGAATTTATTTTAATCCACAAGGGAAAAAAGAGTTTGCTGCCTGGGTATCGGAAGAACAAGGGCAAGCTGTTGACCATTTAAAGTATATAAAAAATCATATTGAATACAATAATGCTCTTAATTATTATTTTGGAGATATGGTTGGAGAGAAATGGACTGAGAAAGAAATTACCACCAGCCGTGGAGACAGAATAATTGCAAAAGGTACTAGTCAAAGATTGCGTGGTAGGTCTGAACTCGGTACTAGGTATACAAATATTATCTTAGATGACTTTGAATCTGAATTAAATACAAAAACTCCAGACAGGAGAAGAGAGATTAAGGAATGGTTGATGTCAACTGTTTATCCTTCCTTAGAAGAATCAAAGGGCAATGAGGGATCTATCTGGTTAATTGGCACTATCGTACATTACGATTCAGCATTACAGGCTATATACGATGGATATCTCGAAGCCCAAGAAAAAGACAACAAATACACTTGGGATGTAATATTTCACAGAGCCTTAGAGGATGGAAAACCTTTATGGGCTTCTTATTTTAGTAAAACTAAAATAAGTGAAATAAGAAAAGATTATGAAAATGTAGGTCAGCTACATAAGTTTTCTCAAGAGTATATGAATGATGCTAGAGACCTAGCTACTGCAAAATTTAAAATAGATAAATTGCAGCATCATGACTATGAATTTATATCTGGGAATAACCAAGCTTATTTAAAAAATAAAAATACTATTATCCCAGTTAATATATACATTGGAGTTGACTTAGCATACGAAGCAAATCCAGGTAATGACTATCAAGTTATTATGGTTACTGCTATTGATAGTAAAAAGAATTATTATATTATAGATTATTATCGCGAACACTTAGCTCTTTATGAAATGCCACAAAAAATATTTGAATATGCAAAGATGTATAATCCAGTTAGAAGAGTTAATGTTGAGCACGTTGGAGCCCAGGGAATTATAAAAGATTCAGTTAATAAGATGGGTGGGTTTGATAGGAAGATGGCTCCAGGTATCGCAAGAGGAGTTAGGCCTCCTAATGGTATAAAAAAAGAAGATAGATTGGAATCTTTGCTTTGTCCAATAGTGAATAGAGGAAAATTATTTCATAGAAAAATTCATCAAGAAATAGTTGACGAGATGTTTCATTTTCCAAAAGGAAAGAATGATGACCTATTAGATGGCCTATGGTATTCAGTAACTAATGCTAGATCACCATTAAGTGGTGAGTTTGAATCTGATGATTTTAATATAGAATCTAATGAAGAATATAAGAAGTCGAAGAAATCTGTGCTAAGAAGCTGGATTACTGGACAAAGATTATAGAAACGCTTGACAAATAGCGCTATTTCGCTTATATTATATATATAGATCTTAAAGGAGTCCTAATATTAACTACGTAGAAACTTTTGCTGAGCACGAAGAAGCTCAGAGTAATAGAGATTTATGGAGGCGATATAGAGACGCCAGAGCTAACTGGGAAACAGAAGCTAGAGATGCCATTGATTTTTCTTTGGGCAATCACTACTCTACAGAAGAATCAGAAATTCTTCAGTCAGTTGGTCAAGGCGATTTTATCATAGACAGAGTATATGCTGCTGTAGATAAATTAAAATCTCTATTAACATCTAGAAATCCAAAATTCTCTGCAGTCGCAAGAGAAGATTCTGACTATAAATTAGCCAATGTATGGCGTACAATACTTGAATATGTATGGGATGTTTCTAATTGTAACACTCATTTCAAGCAAGTTGTGCACGACTATGCCGTTACTGGCTTAGGTTATTTTTATGTATTTGTTGACCCAGAATCAGATTATGGAAGAGGCGATGTTAAGATTACAAGTATTAATCCATTCCGTGTATACGTTGATCCAGCTTCTAGGGATAGACACTATGCGGATGCTGCTCATATTTTATTATCTACAATTCTTACTAAAGAGCAGATTCTTGGATTATATCCCAAACTAGAAGAAATAATTGATAATATAGATAGTTCAACAGATGAAGAAGATTATCCTTCCTCAACAAAAAAGAATTCATCTTCTTCGTTTACACCAGATGTAGTTAAAGATTATGATAGAGGAGGCTATGAGAAATATAGAATAGTTGAGCGATTTGAAAAGATTAAAGTTCCATATTATAGATTATTCAATAAAGAAACTCAAGAAGAAAAAATAGTTGAGTTAGAAGCTTTTGAAAAAATTCTATCTGAAAACTCTCATTTGATAGAATCGGGGCTGGTTGAAGCGGTTGAAGTTCTTCAGACACGTATCCGCCATGTAGCTACAGTCGGTCAAGTTCTCCTTTATGAACAAGTTCTAAATACCGACGTTTATCCCATAATACCAGTCCCAAATATTTGGACAAATACACCTTACCCTAAGTCAGATGTTACAAAGGTAAAAGATTCTCAGAGATTAATAAATAAATTATTCTCTTTAACTCTTAGCCACGCCCAGGCATCTGCTGGTTTAAAACTTTTAGTTCCAGAGGGTAGTGTTGATGACGTTGGTCAATTAGAAAGAGATTGGGCAAATCCTAATGCTGTTATTGAGTATAATCCAGAATTTGGAGAGCCTCATTATCCAGCACCACAGCCACTTGCATCTGAATTCTATGGTTTAATAAGTAGAGTTGAGACATATATTGATTTAAATTTTGGTATATCAGAACTAATGCAAGGATTTAAAAGTGGAGCTGCTGAAACAGCTAGGGGAACATACTTACTTCAAGAAATGGGAGAAACTAGAGGTAGGTCAAAACTTAAAGATATAGAGGGAAGCCTAGATGTTCTTGGTAAAGTAGTATATAATTTTTCCAAAGGACATTATGGGTTTAAAAAGACTTTTAGAATCGTGCAGGCAAACAATGATTTGACTGAATTTACCATTAACAATAAGATGTATGATGATAAAACAAATGAGTTAATGAGTATTGAGAATGACATATCATTAGGTCAGCATGATATTCGGATAATATCAGGTTCAACGCTACCATCAAATAGGATGGCTGAGTACAATATGTATTTAGATGCGTATAAGTTGGGCTTGGTGGATGATGTCGAGGTATTAAAGAAAACCAATATCTATGACAAAGAAGGTGTTCTGCAAAGGAAAGGTGCGATGAGTCAAATGCAATCGTACATTGGACAGCTTGAAGAAGAGGTTAAGAAACTACGTGGTGATTTACAAACTTCTGAGCGTGAAATGATTAGCGCTAGAAAACAAACTATCACGCAGAAATTTAAAAGTGGACTTGATTCCGTTCTTAGCGAAGTCAAGGACAAGGAAAGAAAAAATCTCAATAAGCTAGAAAATGTAATTGATAAAGCTGACTTGCAAGCCAAGTACGGTAAAAAGCAAGAGCAAGGCATACAGGGTGCCAAAGAAGGCGTTGAAGGTTAATATATAATAGAGTCAAGCTTTACCTAAAATATTTAGAGTAAAGAGATTCGGAAAGGAAATATGGAAGACCAAACAACAGAAAAAAAAGCAGGAAGAACTTATGAGGATAAGTTAGCTGAAGAACGCGAAGGTATTGATATATCAATGCCAGACGTTGAGATCGTAAGTAAAGAGCATGCAGTTGATGAAAATATGGAAGCTCAAGGCGAGGGGCTAGATAGAGCTCCTAGCATTATTGCCGATGAAGGTAATGAAGAGGAAGTGAATTATGCTACTGACTGGGAAAATGAAAGTAGAAAATTCCAATCCATGTATGATAAACAAAAAGCTGAATATGAATCTCTACAGGGCGAAGTTCAGACCTTAGAACCATTAAAGCAGTTACAATCTGTTTTAGAATCTAGACCTGATGTAGTGCAAGCTATACAGGAAAGATTAGAGGGAAGACCTGCTGCTAACAATGAAGCACAATCTACTGAAAATGAGGTAGATGAAACTTCATTTGACCCGTGGGAAGCCTATTACAAACCCGACTCTCCGTCGTATAAATTACGAGTAGGGAAGGAAAAGGCTTTGGTTAATGAAGCAGTCTCTGAACAGATGGCTGGTATCCAAAGTCAAGTTGCTATGCAAAATCTTAAGAGTGAGCTTAAGTCAAAGTATAATATGACAGATGATAACGAAATTGATCAATTTATTAATTTTGCTATGACACCAAGAGAACAACTACCAGTTGATTT